AAATTAAAACCATTACCATCACGCATAACAACAATATGCTGACCTGTTTCTGATGAACCGCTCGGAAACAAAAATAAACGCAGCGGAACAAATACACCGGGGTACTGTTGAAAAGAACAATACATCAGATAATCGCCTCGGTAACTGCGTTCGTTATAAGACGAACCTAAAGTACTCTGTATAATCGTGTATAACTCAAGACCACGACGCCAACGTGACCACAATGAGTCATTATCGTAAAAACGAATACGACTTACAAGTGTTGAGTCTCCAGGAGTAAATTTATAAGGATTCTCGTCTGAAATTGAATTAATCGCTTTATTAAAATCTGTCTCAATAAAACCTTTGGAAAGATTTTTATCAAACCTTAAATTTGACGGTTTATTAAATCCGCCAACTTCAAAAGGCATGGCATCACCTTAGTAATAAGCAGCCTGACAATTAACGTAGAAGCCGCTAGAAAGAGATACAGATCCGCCTGTAGCCACGTACAATGCTTGCCCACGTTGTAGCATTAATCCGCGCATCTTGGCAGCTGTTGTGCTATTTGTACTCGTAAAATTAGCACCCGACTGCACAACTGGGTGGTTGATTAAAGGCAGCACATTTTCTAAGGTCAGGCTGTAATATTGATTGGTATAAGTTGAAGGAATACTTGCTACAAAAAGAGGGAAAAACTGGTTAATGTTGGTAATGGTGCTTGTATTAATCAAATAAAAACAAAAATCAATTGGCAAGTAAGCATTTACATTACCTGTAATTGGGCCACTAACAGATGCTGCAGTTGTTCCGGTAAAGGTAGTTGTTGTAACTGCAGTAACTGTAATAATTTCATCGGCAGGAAGCGAACCTGAGCTATAGCTGGTATAGTCAAGACCAACTTTTTGCCCTATCTGAACATTATGTCCAGCTAAAGTGACAGTTACCGTTGTGCTATTTGCTGAATAAGTTCCTGCACCAGGGGTACTTGCGTCAATAAACGTGTTGACGTTTTTTGAATAACGAAACCAAATTTCATCAATATAGGCGCCACTAATCGAAGTATCTGTTAAAGAAGAGTCAACATCAAAAACCCTGGTGGCATTACCAACAGCAGTAGGGATCAAGCTGGTAGAAAAAGCCTGTCCAGATGCTACGGTAACCAGGGACGATGTGGTTGCCGGCCGATCAGCAAGTAATGGCTGTTTATTGGTACTACTGGAAGCCAAAATCCGTACTCCTTACAGTTTTAATCAGTTAAAACTATTGTAGCGTAGTGCTTTTCTTTAATTCTTTTTGACGTTCTTTTTCTTTAAGCCACATTTTCATGTAGTTCAGCTCGGCAACCGAATATTTATCCGGGCATTTAAAGGCTTTTTTTACCAGTTTTTTCTTTTTCATTGTTTTTCTGTTACTGTGGTAGGTAAGGAGTCCGCAGCTCAGCTTCTCCTATAGGTAACGGGGCTGAAAACGCTTGTGGCATCCCCAGTGACCGCTTTAAATCCAAGTCTAAAGCATCACCAGCCATGCGCCGTCGCTGTGGATTGCCTCTGCGCCCCTTGACACCACCCTGACTGCCTGGACGCTCTGATTCGGGACGTGCGCCGCGCAAGCCTTCCATATATCCCATATTTTTCATTATCCTTCTCCGTAGATTCCCAGTAAATTATTCTGGATTGGGTTGCGGCTCAACGCCACAGGGGGGAGCGGGTCGCTATGCGAACGATCTACTTCACGCATGTATGCTGGATTGTTGAGTTGAAATTGTGGTTTTTCAATTCCGTTATACGCAACAACATATGGACAATGCTGAATCTTATCTACGCGTTTCATGTTGAATGGGTCTGAAAAACCTGCCGTAGTAATATTCCCATCGCCGTACAAGTTCCCGTAACTTACGGGAAAACTTGGGCTATAACCAGGGGGTTGAGCAAACCGCATTAGCTCATGTAATTAGGGGTTTGGTTAAACGCGTTAATTAACATCTGAGCAGCATCAAATGTAGGATTTTGAGCCGAAGAATAACCTAACCTATTTATGTAATTATTTAAAAAATTTTGATTCTCTAAATCTTGATTTACTGCAGAACGCGGAACAATGATATACGTATCTGAACCAGTGCTTTTTTGTTGTTCTTGTGACGGCGGAGTTGCTGCTGGCTGTGCGGGTAATGAAGTTGTTTTCCCGCCTTTGGTGTGTAATAAACTGATCTCATAAGGAGTGCCTTGCGCATCAGTTGTTTTGATGGTGCCGTAGCCTTTACCTGGCGTGAAAGTACCCGGCCCCTCCCACGCTAAGGGCGTGCCTGCGCCTACTCCATAATCGTGTGCTGGGTGGTATGTAGAGGCCCCCGCAACAGGCGCTGTGCGAGGACCGTAACCTGACGTAATCGGTGCTGTTGCTTTCCACTGTTCTCCTTGTTGTTGCCAAAGAGGAGTACGTTCTTTACCCACTTTTAAACGAGTCAATAAAGAACGAATTGTTTCTGGATTAATGTATTTACCGTCTTTGCGTACACGGACATCAAGATGCGCTCCCGTGCTGGGGAGAACATCCTCATTGAGAGGCGAAACATAACCAACATCAATGAGGCTTGCCATTACTGTAAATAATTAGGGACTTGTGCAAAAGCGTTGATTAGCATTGTGACTGGATTAAATGCAGTCTGAGCAGGTGCCAATTCTTTAACTTTATTGTCAAGAAGAGTTTTAGGAATGTACTGTTCATCTTCATCTTTAAAGATGACAAAAGTGCGTCCACTATTTGTTACAATTTGTTGGGGTTGCGATTGTGGCTGTGCCTGTGGTGTTGCTGATCGACCCTGGAGGGCCTCCGTAAAACTGAATGTGTTGGGATCAATAATTTTTTTTACATAACGATTGGTTTCTGCATAGTTTTTACTTGCTTCAACAGCGCCAGGACCTGCGTTGTAGGCACGCAATCCTTTTTCATACGCCGCCCGCATCTTTGCGGGATTGTTTGTAGTTAAACCACCATGTGTATTGATGTATCCCGCCATGTTTTTGGCTGCCGCGTCCAATGCGGCAATGGGATCATCTGGATTAACGCCCCAACCCGCTGCAGTTGCAGGCATGATCTGTGCAATACCTCGTGCGCCAGCATAAGATATAGCTTTTGGATTAAATCCAGATTCAACGTCAATCTGGCGTTCAAAAACATCAGGCAATAACTTGTACTTAATTGCTTTTTGTCTAGCAATAGCGCGGTAGTCGGTAGGCATGATTTGTCGCGTCTCTGTGACTTTAGCGGTAGCTGTTTTCGAGCATAAGACGAGTACCAACAGCAACGTCGGCAGGCCCAGGAAGTGCTTGGATAAACTCAGCACCTTCCCGATTGAACCTGTATCGAGCTTGCTCGGGATTTCTGTAATTCGGAACATAGAGATGGAGGGCTAGTCGATCCGTCTCGTACAAGTAGATTCCCGTCCAGGTTTTCAGCGTGTCTCTGAAATCAGAGGTCGCAATCGTTCGATCTACATCACCAGCGATGCTTTCAATACGATTACGTGGGACGGTATTATTATTCACGCTGCCAGTCATGTCAGTGCGCTTTTCAGCTTCGTCGCACCGACCGATCTGTTCTACAATCTTGTTGTACCAGAACGAATCTTGGATGTTGTTGATAGCTTCCTCTAGACGCGCTTGATCACCTGCGGGGACGGATGTCAGGTTATACCCGAGATGCCAGCGGACTTTTGATTTGAGGAAGGTATCGAGTTGCATTACTCAGTGGGAATGCGTTATAGGTATATCAACTTTTAATATACCTAGTAACACACTAGCACGCGCAAATAATCACTCAACGCGCACTAAATTTTCTTTAAAAATTTCTTCCCAGTCAACGCGTTTAATAGATGTAAGTTGATCAAGTTTTTGAAATTTCTCACCAGGCATAGATGTTTGTAGATCTTTAATATCCCTTGCAGTTTTCAGTCCCACTCCAGGGAGAGTGTCTGCAATTTGACGGGCACTTGCTGTATTGATGTTAATCCTTGCATCCAAGGGAAACGTTTCCTTGTTTGTGGGTTTGGCGGGCTTTACGCCTTCTTGCTTCAGCTGCTCAGTCAACCGTTCCTCTGTTTGAATTTTCTCATTTGTGGCATCAAGATGCGGAATAAGATTTTCTTCTTCTACATAGATAACCTCGTCTTGGGAATCAATGCACATAAAGATTCCCTCCCCATGCGTTGAAATCATTTCAACAAGGCCGCCAGTGGGTTTGTATTGATACAGCATAGTTAAGTGTTTGTCTCCGTTTAGCTTACCAAACTCCACTCAGGTTTACAACTAGGTACAAAAAAAGGCGGGCCGTGAGACCCGCCAATCTTAAAACACCTGATAAAATCAGCTGTCAGAACCGCCCACTTGGGAAGCGAAATCAATCTTGTCGTCAATATCGCGCCAGGAGACAGCGAGTTGAGGACGGATGTAGTTCACGCGGCAAACCAGATAACCAGCTTTACCAGCATCAGAATCAGCTTGGCTGATAAAGACGCCCGCACCGTTTACCGTAGTAGAGGTGATGGCGGTGGTGTTGAACACCTTGAAGGTGGTATCAGAGGTCACCTTGTACATCATGCTGTTGGCAAGGTCAGCAGCAACGATGCCAGCAGTGGTAACACTGGTGGGGAAAGGCAGACCAGCAGCAGTGATGCCGCTAAGGCCTTGAGCAAACAAGGAGCTAGCAGCTGTAATGCTGGAGGTTGCAGCAGCCAAGCCGTTGGCTTGAGTAGCGGGGATGCCGAAAGGCACGCCGCCGTTGTTGGGGCCAAGAACCAGCAGCTCAGTTGAAGTACCGCCAATATCGGCAGTAATAGGAGTAGCAGGGAAGCCAACAGAAGTGAAGTCTTGAGCGACAGCAATCGAAGCGCCAATCACATAAGCGGGGCGCGCCGTGCTGGCGTTCACAACCAAGGAAGTGCGGTTATCACGCACACGATCATCAGGACGACGATCAGGGGAGGGGACAGTGATATCAAAGCTCTTGAAACTGGCTTTGGTGGCGGCAAGGTTATCAATCTTGACGTAACCAATAAGTTCGAAGGCTTCAACACCAGGCCAACCGTACACGCCCTCAACGTTATAGCCAGAGAGACGGTTGATTTGGTTGCCGGGCTGCAGAATTGCGCCAGCGTTTGATTTGTAAGTTGCCATGGTTAGTTACCTCCTCAAACGATGGTGAAAGCAGTGGTCACAAAGTCCTTGTTCAGGTTTGCAAAACCGGCGTACAGTTGCCAAATCAGGATGATAAAGCGGCTGAAATCGTCGTTGTTGTTGATCAGAACTTGGGCATTAGGACCACCAATGCCCACGCCAACGGCCTGAGGACCGAAGAACAGAGCAGGAGGAGTTGTGTGCGAGATTGCGCCAGCACCGTCGCCAATGTCAACAGTGATGGACTTATCTGCAAAGTTGGTGGATTCGAAGAAACGAACACCTTCAAAAACAAAGCCAGAAGGCATGACAGGTTCACCAGCCACAAACTGAGCTTGGCCGTACTGGCCGCCGCCGTAGATGGCTTGGTTGGGTCCCATGGCGCCCATCAGGGGGTTGCCTTGGCCCATGCCGGGGTAACGTGCAACTTCACGGAAACCTTGGTCAGCACGCAGATCCTTCATGAAGGAAGGGTCAGCAATACAACGGTAGTAACCGTCCTGGAACACAGGAACGTTACGCTTCCGGAGTTGCTTAACAACTTCCAGAAGGTCGGTCTTCACGTTGAACTTAAAGCGCTCAGAAGCATACTCAGTAGCAGAGTAAGAATTCAGGGCGGTAGAGCTGGTGCGGGTCTTACCGTTGGGGTAGTAGTAACCACCTTGGGTATCAGAAGAAGCACCGCGTGACTCGGATTTAGCGAACTCATCCAAGAACACGCGATCACGCCAACGACGATAGTCGTCAAGCAGGGTCAGCGAACCGATGGACTGGTGGAACATGTTGAGGTTCCCGGTGTCCAGCAGCAAACGCTGCGCGGTCATCAGAGTCTCGCGAGCAATCTTGAAGGTGCTCGGGAGGTTGGAGTTATTAGGGTCAGCAGGGCCGGTGTACTCACGCAGTGACACGAGCACCTTGTCCTTAACAATCGAACGGCTGTTGGCAGTACCGATTGTTTGGTCTTGGGTGCGCTCACGCTGAGTCTTGGTCCCGGGGTTGCCCCAGAAACGATACCGGTCTAACTGAACGGTCTGACCAGGCTGTTTGGTAAAGTCATGGACAACAACGGGCTCTGCCGC